CTTGCATAGTCCTCATAGTAGCGTTCAACATAATCAAGCTGCTGTACCGCTGTCATTCTGGATAAGGCTGCTGTACTGGTGCCTAAATAGCGTGCTGTTGACGGAATGAACTGAATTAAACCTGTAGCACCTGACTTATTAAACGCCGATGGGTCAAACGAGTTACCCGTTTCAAACGCAATGACTGACATGATCCAGTCAGCATTCATACCAAGGTTATTAGCAATTTCTCGAACCTTAGCCCTAAATTCTTTTGATACTTTCGCGCCCCAAACTAATGAGCCAGTTGATTGCTGAGCATCAATGTTTGGTGCTGTCTGTGTTGCTGCCTGTCCCGGCCTAATAGCGTCAATCGTCAAGTCCCATGTATCACCATGACTATCACCTGAGTAAGACATAGCCAGCACGTTATAGAGTCCATTTGCCGACGAGTCACCAGATAAAGGTTGAATAAAGATATTGCCCGTATTAAAGGTACTGAACTCTGACTTAACGTTAATACGGCTGGTTGTACGAATATATGGGTTAATCCGCATATTCACATTGACACCAAGGCCATCAGGACCACGATTAACTTCAGGCATGCCAATCATGCCCGTGTACTGATTCACCTCAAATATCGGCGTGCTACGCGTTTTGCCTTTCCTGGTAATAACCAGCGTTCCGCGCTCATTGACCCATGTAAAATTAAACTGGTAACCGAGATCGTTTAATATCTTGGGTATATCACCATCAGCAATAAACCCACTGATAAATACCGGGTTGTCATTAAACTGCGTTTCGTCAAGCTCAAGGCGTCTAGGCCATGAGTTGGCCAGGTCTTTTAATACATCAACAACCTTTGTGCCTGCGCCGTATGATGCATTGGCAGAGCCTCTATCATTAGCTGGTGAACCTGACTTGCAAAGCATTCTTGTTGCTGTACTTGCGCCTTCCCTTTCTGGCAGTACGTTAGTGATGATTCCGCTAAAAATCTGGTCAACACTGTTTTCAAAACCAGCTCTTAGCGTGATGGTAGAATCTTTACTTATCACATTGCTTTTAGCTAAGTTATACAGCCTGATATCTGCAAATGACTGTGTGTTTTGAGGTGACACAATCACGTCAAAAACAATTCTTAACTGTCTATCGCTACCACCCTTTGCAAACTCAACACCGTCAATGTCAAGTTGCCACCGTCTTAAGTATTGAGCCATTACGGTGTCCAGATTAGAGCGTTGTCGATACCTAAATTATCTAGCGTGACCTCTTCACCGATAAATACGAGTGAACCAATACCAAGCTGATAGCCTTCGATAATATTGGCGTTCGGCTCAAGCATTGCACCGTAAACAAGCGGCGTGCCATCACGGTATAAATCAACTGTCCATGCAGGTAAATCTAGGTATGACACGTAGTTAATAACAAAATCGATGTAGTTGTTACCAAGCTGCATTGAAAACTGCTGATGCGCGTTTTCTGAGCCGGCCAGTAATGGAATGGTGATCATATATCCACCCCGCCATATTGCAGCACTTGTTCAATGGCTGTGGTTTGCGCTGCTGATGGATCAGAACCTACACGCTGACCACTTTTCACATCAGCCGCCGCCGCGCTTTTACATGGATCACCATCGGGAAGTTGCACTTGTGAAGGTTGCAGAATATCTGGCAATCTATCAAGCGTAATCAGTTCTTGCAGTTCAGCAATAAAGATTAAGCCGTTTTCATTCTGTGCATTGCTTGTCCGGCTAATTCTGGTAATCACCATGTTAGCCAGATTTGCATCGACGGTATCTACATCAAAAGGCAGGCCGACTACCATCAAATCAATGAGGAATTGCAGCGCACTTGACGCTCTTGTCTCATTGGAACCAGACAGGAATCCGATAGATAAACCAGCAATGGTCGCAATATACGGGTTGTTACTATCAATCTCTGTAGCTAGTCCGACAAAATCAGTCAGAATCGGCTTGATAGGGTTATTACTAACAGCACCTGTCAGGTAATACTTAATCGGGTTAATGATTCGGTGATCGTTAACCATCGCCCCAGACTCAACCGGATAGCGTGTCAGCTGAATACTCGCATCAATGGTGTCTTCTAAAACAGCATCAAACTCATACCCGGCAAGCTTAGGTGACTGCCGAAATAGTAAATTAATGACACTCATTTATCTGACCGTGGTTGATTGC